TATCAGGCTCCGAAAGGCTGCATCTGAACACGGAACATGCCGCGAGAATTGCTCAGGTTTGCCCGTGCTCTACGCTCTGCGGTCTGCGACGCAAACTGCTTAGCATGATATGCAGCTAGTTCACGATCAGACCAGTTCGCGTTAGGCAGCACCAGCAACTGTTGCAATGCACCGTGCATGATGACATCTTCAAGATCGTCAAACACTACATCGTCCATCGCCGTAGCAGAACGTGTAGGTTTAAGGGCGTAAAACTGCCGCATAGTGTATGTGCGCTCTGCGTCCGGACACGGCAACACTATGAACTGATCAGGAGAAATCTGCGCAATGGAGCGTGGCTCTGAACCAAACTCCGCAATGTCTTGACTTGTAGTGTATTTATCTACCCACTCAGGATACAGCATCAATGCTTTATCTAAAGTCAAAGGCTCAAGAGTTTGATTATTCATCAAAGAACTAAACACAATGTGAATTTGTGTGTCAGAAGGCTTGCGGTACGTGTACAGACATGTGCCGGGTGTTAGATTAAACACAGGTTGCTGATACCGGTACGCTAAAGTTTTTTCACAAGCTCTAATAGCTGAGTCACGTATGTACTGAATAATTGTAGGGCGCGGGCATCCGGGCACACTTGGCTGTAGCCTTGAAACAAGCGTAGAAAAATCTCTAGTAGACATTAGACCACCTGTCGCGGATCAAGTCCGCCCTCTTCTGTGTCTGTGATGACACGGGATTGCAAACTAACGCCCAGAGTCTGTACAAAAGAATCTTGAAACAATTTAGCACGCCCAGAATTTACGTGCTCGTTATCAATAGACTCGGCTAAAAATACTGTGCCGTCTACAAGAACAGTAAAGTACGCATCGGGGAGGGTGATCGTGTCATTGAGCGCAAACACTACGGGAGAAGCCACGTACTCGCCTACCAGTATTGTACTTGCAACCGGTGCTGGATACACAAAAAAGTTTGTCGGGTTGCGCACATGCCGCATAAAATTTATCGGCACATCTGGCGGCTCAGTTACCCAGTTAGGGTAGTTTTCGTTAAGTGTCTTGCGCGACACTTCAACTATTGCGTCCCCGCCCTTGACGTTAAAAATCTCTACCAACCGAACTGCACCTGCGGGACAATTTTGGAACACAGTAGACGTAGTAAGCGGAATATCACCAATCGTCGTGAATAAATCCGGGCGAAGCAGCACCATACGTTTAATCGTTTGATTTACAAAACCCGTAAGAACTGCGTCACTGTAACGAAACGTAGTCTTGGTGTCCTGTATCAAACGCCTAACTTCGGTGATGACTTCGCTCGGTGTCATTTTGGCATTCCTCTAGCAGCTTCTTCGGCCAACTCGGGAGGGGTATACGGCGGGGCTTCAGGAATTTCCGCAGTCGCTAGATCAAGCGTACTTTTCTTTTTGCGTCCGGCGGGCTTATCCCCCTCTGCAATTCGTTGCATAGCAGCGGGCGGAATAAATCGCTCTGGATACGCGACCTCTTCAGACACGACTTCACACTCAGGATTTTTTGCCAGAATGGGATTGAAGTCGTAGATGAACCCGTCTGCCTTGACCCGAATAAACATCTTGCTCATTTTTTGTTCTTCATCATCATCATCACGGCAAGAGCTTTAGGCGGCATGGATTTTTTATCCTTGGCTCCTTTAGCTGGCATCGGTTTTTTAACCTCGCCCCCAGCTTTATAAGACATGGGCTTTTTTTGTTTCATCATCATTCCGGGCATATCAAACTCCTTTGGTTACAACTGCAATAATGACACCCGCCATCCCTATGATGAGGGTGCCTGCTGCTTTGATAAGCAGTTTCTCTAACCGGTCAACACGAGTTATAAACGTGTTGTACCGCTCCGCACAAACTGCTTCGTGCGTAGTAAACTGAACTTCTAAATCTCGTGTCGTTGTCATATCACAATCCTTCTCCGGGGGTGACGTACACCACCGAAGTCCCGGAAGCGGTCTTGCCAGTAAAGAATGATCCCGCTGGAAACCCGAGAACAGTAACAGAAGCCGGAGCAAGCGGAACTGCACCCGCGCCAATTGACGCTGCTTTAGCTACGGCAGCGGCGTTGTCAACACCTACGCCTAGCAACACAACTTCTGCTCCCACGTTATGTATCCTGTATTGATACGCCGGACGTGTGGTGGGGGCAGAGGACGGAGCTTGCGCAGATGTCGGAACAGAACTAGCTGCGGTAAATGTTACCGTGAGGCCCAGAGGGCTGAAGGCAAGTGCGGCTGCGGGCATATCAAATTCCTTTAATTAAGTTAACGATACTTTGCGGTTTTTGCGGCAACCGTTTTGGGTTGGGCTACGAATTGTTTTCCGGCGGCTTTTCCTGCCCGCTTGGCTTTGGTCGTTGCAGCGTACTCAGCAGGGCTGAGACTTTTGATCGCAGCTTCTGGCAAATATCGTTCACCAGTGACACTAGATTTTTTACCACTTTTGGTTCTCCATTTTTGAGTGCCCCAATCTTTTAGGGATTGTTGTGGGGGTTTCACTTCTTTACCTTTTTAGGGGGCGTATGCGTGAGCACCTTGCTGGTTGGCGTGTGCTTTGCGCCCGTCATCGGCTTACCACCAGCCTTGTGGATCGGGCCTTTGTAGACCTTACCATCTGGCAAATAGTGGGTTGATGTTTTGCTCATTTGTAACCTCCGCCTGCGTCTTTATATCGCTTGGCAACAAGTTGTGCTTTGCGGGCGCTCCATTGCCCAGCGGCAGTCCCCTGCACTGCGGCAGCTTTGACGCTGTTAAATATGCGTTTGCGCATTTCCGGCTTGGTGTAGTTGCCAGCCGCATTAACTGTAGACTTAGATTTAGGTTTAGTCGCCATGTCAGCAGTTCCAAGCCCGCAGGCTTTTGTTGATCCGGCTGTTGGGATCGTTGGCTGTCTTGGCGCTGGTCAGCTTCTTCTTCATGCCTTCCATGCGGGCGCAGAACGAATCCTTGCGTGACCCACCTTCAGGTTGCGGCGGCTTTAGCCCGGGTTTACCCGGATTAGCCTTGTTGTAGGACGCACGTCCTGCGGCATTAAGCCCGCCCTTGGGGTCTTTGCCTTCCTTGCGCTGCCATGCTGGTGTCTTAGCCATTACGCCACCGCTCCTTTCAGTACAACAAACTGAAGAATTGGACTCTCGCTGGTTATAGCCCCGTTGTCAAGATTGCCCACTGAAATGGTGCACGACCCCGCAGCAACTGTATTTACTTGCGTAACGTAGTATTTGCGTGTGCCTGCTGCTAACGAGCCGCCGTTTTTAATGCACAGCATAATAACATCATCTGCTTCAATGGTGCTATTGGTTAGTACAAATTCATCTGCATCGTGCCCAGCAATGCCAGCGGCAAATAGAACAATTTCGCCTGTAATTTTGTTGAGCGTAATACCAGTGGTGCGACTTGTTGCTTGAGTTACAGTGCCGCCCGTGCCAGCGGGGTAACCCATCTTGCCGGAGCTAAGAGTCTGGCCTGTACCCTTGGGTGTGATGTTGATGTTAATGTTGGTGTCTGTACCGTCTGCGGCCAACGTGCTGCCGCTAAGATTGCAACCTGCTGCTGCGGCACTCGTTGCCAGCGTCGTAGACTCAATCAACGTAAGCCCGGTAAACGAGCCAGTAAATGTAACACCTGAGATCGTGCCGCCCGTAGCAACAAGATTGGTAATACCTGTGATTGTGCCGCCTGTGATGGCAACCTTGGACGCAGTAACTGAACCTGTACCGTTGGGGGCTAGCACAAGATTTCCATTGGTGTCAAGTGTAGAGATGGTGTTGCCATCTAAACGAATATTGTCTACCGAGGCAGACAGAGTGCTAATTTTTAGCGCCGTTGCTACTCCCGTGCCGCTGTAAATTGTTTTTTCAGTAGCCGTCGGGCCGTCATCAACGTGAATCAGTTGATCATAGGTACTAGCAATTGTTGAACCCGTTAGGTTAACTGGCATCCTTAACTCCTAAAAACAAGGGGCCGAAGCCCCCTGTAATCTACATCACGAAGCAACTAAAGGTACAGAATACCATTGAGTTGCAGATGACGCAACTAGCATAGTGCTGGTAAGGTTTGTAATGCTATACGAACCGTTTGCTGAAATTGCATTAATCGCTGCTCCGGTAGCAGGGTAGATAAGCAACGCGCCAGCGGCGGTATTTTTAACAATTACGGTTGCACCAGCAACGGCGGTAGGCAATTTAACGCCTTTTGTGCCGTCAGCAGCGGAAACAACATTCAAACCTTCAGCCAATGCAGCCGCAGTAGCTTGGTTTGTACCCGCAGCAGCAACGGCTGTGACTACCATGCGAACACCGGTAGTCACAGTCACAGTTTGCAATTTTGCTGTTCCACTGTTAATGGTCACATTGTCTTGTGCTATACCACTATAAACACCCATGATTTTCTCCTTTTAAGAGTAGGGGCCGAAGCCCCCACGAGGTTTAGTTAGCGTTAGCGACAATAGCAAAAACCTTCACCACGCAGTCAGTCGGGACAGCGGTGTTGATTAGAAGATCAATCGTGTCGGCGGTAACTACAACGGATGGGTTTGCAAGATCAGCCGCTTTCAGGCCAGTGGCGTTGGAAGCGACGTCGTTGGCATACGCATTTGCAGCGTACGGCGAGCCGCCTGTGAAGCCGAGGTCGAAGGTAGCAGTCGTGTTGGTAGTTTCCGCAGTCGTTACATTCACGCCCGCAGACAAAACGATGGAGCCAGCGGGTAGAGAAATCACTTGCAGCGTGTCAGCAGCAGCCAGTGCAGTAGCACCAGCAGCAGAACGAGCAGCAACGATTAGGGCAAAGTCCAAGGTCACTTCAAACTTAGAGATGTCAGTGACGTTCGCGGGGTACGCAGCGGTACCCTTATTGAACCCAAGCGAGTCAGTATATGCAGCCATTTTAATTTCCTTTAAGTGTGTTGGGACGACTTAGAACTGGACAACAGCCTGAGCCAAAGCCTCACCCTTGGTAACTTTATAGCCGTAGACTTGCAAGCCACGGATAATGTTGCCGAAGGTTGACTCGGAGCGGATGGTTTCCATGTTTGTCATCTGTGATGCAAACGTGAAGCCCATCTTGTGACCGGCGACGATGCTGTACTTGCCCGAAGACACGTTCAGGTTGTGGCTCACGTAGATCGTGAAACGGTCAACCATGCCCAGACGACCGTTGCGCACGATAGACATGCTGTCGCCAGTCAGCGAAGCGTCTTTCAGTTCAGACTTTTTGATCAAACCAGCCATCTTGGCAGGAATAACCACAAAGCGATCACCTTCAGGGGCGTTGGCTTCGTCCAGCACAGTGCCAAGGTCAACAAGCAAGTCAACAACAGAGGTGGTGCTAGAAGCGCCGTCTTTGGTCACGGTCAGCGGAGCACCGCTTGTGCCGAGATTAAACGAGGCAGACTGCTCACCAGCGGTTGCGCCTTTATTAGCAGCCACGATACCGGGCAGGATGTCGGTCAACACGCGCTGGTCAATCTTGATCTTCATACGCTCAGAAGCGTCCTTTGACCAAGTATCCATCAAGTTGATGTCCGACTGAACCTTGTCCACATCATCCTCAACGCAGGAGAAGTACTCGCCTTTGTCGATGAGAAGTTGCAGCTTGGGCTTGTCCGGATTTTCTACGACCAAGGTCTGACCTTTTACGTAGTCGCGGATGGTAATTTCCGGTGTGGTGCGGATATTTACAGTGTCACCGTACTGGCGAATCTCGCCTTCATAGTCGGTGTTCGAAATTGCTGCGAGCACGGTGGCGTCGTAGAAATTCTCGATCAGTTTGCCAGACCAAATCTCAGGGATAAAGTTACCGCTGTAATTGGGACGGCCGGGGGAAACGGGGTAAGACATGGTGAAACTCCTTTAATCAGGCATTAGCTTGGATGCGATTTTCTCGCTGTGCAGCAAAAATATCGCGTTCGATTCGGTCACGCTCTGGCTCTCGGCCTTTGTACTTACCGGTTCGGACATCGTTAAAAAATTTCTGGATGTCTTGCGGCGAATACATTTTACCTTGATTAGCAGATGCAGGTGTCCCAGTATTTCTTGAACGACCGGGGGTAACCTGTTTTTCCAATTCAGAGTTTTGAGCGCGACCAGTGGATTGAGCAACTGTGGCTTGTCCAGTAGACTCTAACCAAGCGCGGAAGAAATTAGCAACGCGCCCCGCATCAAGCGAACGCTGCGCATCGTCGAGATAGGTCTGGCGAGTAATGCCCGTCAACGGATCAGCCGCCAACAACCACGACTGAAATGCGTCGTTGTCATTGATCTGGCGAAAGTTGGGGACAACACTGGTCAGTTCAGCCCAGAACCCTTGCTCTGCGGATACTTGCTGACGTTGCGCTACGGCTTGCACCTGTGGCACCACGTTAGTTTGCATCTGCCTAAACATCTGCTCCATCTGCGCAAAGCGTTGTTCCATAGGGAGTAACTCCTCACGGGACACTTTGCGCATCACATCAAGCGACTCGCCGTATTCTTCAACATCTTTGTCGGTAACAATTTTTTCGACAATCTGTTGTGGCTGAGCACTCGCTTGCTGTGCGGACAGCGATGCAAGCAATTGTTCCATCTGCTGTACACGGTTTGACATCTCCCGATTCTGTTGATGCAGGCGGGGGACTTCGGCGTTGTACATACCCTGAAGTGTTTTGTACTTCTGGACAATGGTTTCTTCCGGCAAGTTGTCATCATCCGGTTTATGCTCATTTGCGGATGACGGAGCGGCATTATTCTGCGCAGAGTTAGCGTCGGCGAGCGGCGTGTTATCTCTATTCTCAACAGGCGTGACGGTGCCATCGGCGGAAGTCGTTCCGCCTGTGTTGTCGTCCGGGTTGAGTTGTTGATACAACTGCTGAACTGCCTCGGTCTGCTTGCGAATTTGCTCTGGTATTGCCATGTTGAACGCTCCTATCGGTATGCGTGATTAAAGACGGCGAGTTTCATCATAACTTTGCCGCCAACGCAGGGGCTTCTTTGGCGAGATTTGTCAACTCGCCCAACACTTGGCAGCGCCCCTGAAACACTGCGGTGTTGTTGATTGCGTTCGGTAACTGATCTAGCTCGCGCAAGCGCCATCCTTCAAGCCACTCCAGAAAATCCGGGTGTTGTCGGACAAACAAGGCTAAAGCCTTGATCACTTGCGGTTCAGGCTTGATCATGCCGCCCTTCCGCTCACACGATTTTGCACTGTGTTAGCTTCCATTCCACCTTTGGGTGACCCATCGGGATTCTCTGCGCCAGATGCTGGGGCTTGCGCTTGCTGTTGTACAGCAGCCGCCGTCGCCCTAGTCTGAATCTGAGTTTGATAACCCGACTTCTCCCGAGATGGAATAACTTCGTCCACAGGCATTTGCAACCCTTTAGCGATCTCACGAAGAATCGCTGCCCTACCATCCTTACCGACAATTTCCATGTCGATCTGGTTGGCGGTTGCATTAAGGAACTCGATACGGCGGATGTTAACAGTTTCCTTGACCGCAAGGTTAATTGCGCCCTTGGCAATAACTTGAACATCGCCTTTAATTGATTCATCTTCGTCGTAGCGCATGTTATACACAAACTGGCGCATAACAATGGGTTTGACTACATCGGTGTCAATGTGCATCACGACTTGCCGGATACCTTTACCAGCAGCGCCCATCAACATGGACAGGCCGGACGATGTACGCCCAGCGCCTTGCACGTTAAGGTCACCGTACACATAGGCAGGAATGCCCGAGTGATCATCAGCCAGACGGCTAAATCTGTCGTACACAGCTACGAGTTCGCTGGCACGGGAATCAGGCTGCGTAAACCGAATAGCGGGAGCGCTCGACCCTACAGGGTCATTGATAGTCTGCCAAATTTTCCAAGGCGCAAGTTGGGTGATGTCTTCGTTTGGCGGCAAGCGCTCCACGTTGACTTCAACCTGCGGGCCGCTGCTGATACCCATGTTGTTGACAAGCGCACGTGCGGCAGCATTGCACACACCTTGCAGGTCTTCAATGATCTCAGGTATGCCCTTACCCCAGAATGCACCGGGGCACTTGATAAACGAAGTCTTGCAGTACGGCTTCTCGCCTAGGGGGTCATAGTTCAGCACCGCCTTGATGACAATATTGCCCACCATCCAGACGTTGGCGTCGTACTCTCGTGCGCTATCGGGTACGTCTTCTTCAGTCAGACCCCACTCGATAAGCATCTTGCCGCTGACCTTGCCCCAAAACTCCAGCGCATCAAACTCAGTCGTAGGTTTCATGTACGAGTAAAACTTGCGCTCTTCCTCGTTCTTTTGCAACTCCACATCTAAGTTGACCCACGACATGCCGTTACCGATTTCCAACACTTTGCGTATGGCGTCGTCATCGTAGCCCGGAACACCAATCAAATCAGACAACTGCATCCGGCTTAGCGGATGGTACTCAAACAAGTAGCCCTCGTTGATGTTGCTGATCCCCGGTTCAGGATAAATATAGAACGGATCGACCCGCTCGCACTCGGGGCCAAGGCGTTCAGTAGGCTCAACAACAGTGCGACCTGTGGCATCTACCTTCCAGCCCAGCACGCGCTGGCGGCGCACCACCGGCCCTTTGATAAAGGCGCAGGGGTAAGTAACCAAATCAGTGATGAAGTCGTTAAACGCATCACCCCAGCCGCCTTGTGCAAACTGATCCTGAATCTTGAGCTTCATCTTGTCGGCACGAATCTGTGCCTGCTGCAAAATATCAAAGCGGTAATCCTGCGACACCATTTCTTTGATCTCGCGTATCTCACTGGCATTGGGCGCTTTGCCGTACTCCTCAACCATTTTAAGCACGCGCTCTGCAAAGATGCCCTGCACCTCCTTGGACTGCGTAGGGCTGAGATCAGGGATGGGTGTTGGGTTTAAGTCCCACGGCGGTGTGCCGTTATCCAACAAGATGTCCCGCAGCCACGACTCAGCCGCACGGCACTTGACCTCTGTGATCATCATAAAAATCTCAGAGCCGCCCTGTGCGCGAATCTGTTGCAGCTTGCTTGCGTCGTACTCACCGTTACGCTGACGTAGCGCTTGCAGCATCTTTTGCTCAAGAGGGCGCTTTGCCATCTGGGCAACATCCCAGCACTCGCGCAAATACCCCGCTAGGCCAAGAATAACGGACTGGTTCTGACGCTCTTGTAGAGCGCGGTCGCTAGTTTCCCGTTCTTGCCGAGCAAGTTCGGTATTGTTGACCACGCGAAGAAATGTCAGTCCGGCCATTTATTTCTCTTTGCTTTGTTTCACCCGGGCTTCAGCAGTATAGACTCCAACATCTTTGGGGTCAGGTTTCTTCACCACTCCGCCCTTTTCATAAGACCTAATAGCTGTGCTACCCATCTTGGAGTTAGTAGACGTTACTGTAAACGGTTTACCTTGACTACATTGCATCATAGTTGCTCCTTAGAGTTGCGCCAGTATACACACTACCAAGAAAAAAGAAAGCCCCCGGTGGCAGGGGAGCACACAGGGGGCGAATTCCCAACTTTGCGGGTGGGGATGACAACTGCGTGAGCAGCGCTGCAAGCATATCACGTCCACCCCGCAGCCGCAACTGCTTTAATATCGCGGCGCTGCGAGAGCACCGAACCCGCGCCCGCCGAGGCAATGTGCAGCATAAGGTACTGCAACGCTTCCGCCACGTGCGAATGCTTGTTCTTGTCGATGTCTCCATCGCCCTTGGGCTTGAAGCGGTACCCACCCATCATGGCCGCTTTAAGCTGCGTGCAGCGCGGGTCAACGAGAAACGCCGGGTCGCCGTCCACCTGCCGCATGAGGTACTCGTCTACTGCGTTGATGCGGGCCGCAACAGCGTTGGTCTTGGCCGGAATAACTTTCAGCCCCTCAGCTTTGATGATGTCCACCGCGCTGCGCTCGTCAGTCTGCGCTCGCTGCGTACCCGCCGGGTCAACGATGACGAACACCGGAGTGCCGGGGAATCTCTCGTACAGCAGAGGCTTGAGCATGGTGCGCACAAACCGCTGCGCTCCCATGTCAAACGATACACACTCGTCAAGTATGAGGGCACGCCCCCGAGGGTCTTGCTGTCCTAGCACCGCCGCTGGGGTTAACCCTAAGTCCATGCCGATGACGATGGGCCGCACCCCGTTGACGATGGGCCGCAGCCGTTCCTTCGCCATGTGATAGTCCGCCCTGAAGTATTTGTACACCGGCATACCCGCGCTTGACAGGCCATACTCACCGTCGATGTAGACACGGATGTATTCTTCGCTGCGGCCTTGCGTATCGTAGTAACCGTCCGGCAAATTTTCAATATTCTCGGCGTACGGACTGCGCCCCGAGGGTTGCTTAAATACATCCCAGCCGTTGTCGTTGGCCGACACACCGTCTTTGGGGTCAAGCCCCTCCATCTGGTAGTACCACCATGTGTCCATCGTCGGCGGGTTGGTGTCCGCCCACATGCCATGCCACGTCGGCCCGCCATCTTTGGCCGAGGGAAACCGCCCAATACGCTTGGACATAGCGTCTACGATGTCGGGGTGAATATCGCGGCACTCATTAAACCACGCGAATGTCAACTCCAACGAGTTCAAGTTAGCCACGTCGTCAGCGTCATCTAGAGCGCGGAACATAATCTCACACTCCACGTCGCCCACTTTGAAGAAATACGTCTTGGTAGTGCGCATGTACTGTCCGCACTGCCCCGGCGGGAACCAGTCAAGAAAGGTCTTGATGGTCGTGTCCTGCAACTGGCGCACCGTCTCACGCACCACAGCAGCCCGAGTCTTGCGTATGCCTTGCGCGTTGGGTTCTTGCATCGACGCCCTGCGCACAATCTCGAAGGAGCATGTCACGCTCTTGCCACTGCCCACCGGCCCCACAAGCGTGCGCATCTTGGCGCTAGACGCCATGAACTTCTTGCCCGTAGGCGGCGGGGTGTAGTCAATGTCAAGCGGCATTAGTGATCCCTCAACTCCCCAGACTCATACTTCTCGCGCTGATCGAGGGCGTGGTGCAAGATGACTTGCGGCTCTGCATCGTCTGGCGTTGGGTGGCACCAACAGTTGATCTGAGCCACATGCTCGCGCAAGTCGTTCAGCGGCACTACATGGATCAGATTGCAAGTGCAGTTGCGCCCTTGGTTGCAGTTTCCGGCGCAGGAACTCATGCTGGCTCTCTTTGTACCAACGAGATTACGAACTCGCGCCCGCGCTTTTTACTTCGTGTGATTTTGGTCTGGTAGGACTTCTCGGCGCGTTGCAGCGCATTTTCCACCATGATGGCTTCGCTGGCGCTACGCAGTTTCATGGCTTTAAATCCATCGTGGGTTTGAGTAAACAGGTCTTCAATGTTCGATGGCAGTTGCATCTTCAATCTCAGCGGTAGTTGCTTCAATGGTACGTGTATCACGGGGGTCGCTGCCAAGGTTGATGGTAATTTTCACACCACCTGTGCCTTGATCTTGTGGGCCAGCATCTTTGGGTTCTAGCCCCGCCCACTTGACGGTGCTTTTAATTAAGTCAGCCTTTACGGCAGGAGATACGGCTGCATCGTGAATAAGAAGCCACGAAGTGGTGAGCAGTTCTTCGGCTTGGGCGCGAGCCTTGAGCTTAAAGGTCAACCCCTTTTCCCGTACCTCAGCACGATAGTGCTCCACCTTCTTTAAGAATATGGGATCAGCGTTGAACGCAAGAACGTCGCTGGTTGTGATGCGGTGTCGCCCCACAATTTCTTGGAGCGTCTCGCCACTGCCCTCAAGGGTCAGCGCTACATCAAAGGCCAGTCGATCATTCCACTTGGTGTGATTGAGAGGGAGGTTGTCCATAGCCGCAATATAGCACGGAGGGTGACGGGTGTGTCAAGGGGGTGCTAACTTTACACGTTCTATTTTTTGGGTCGTGCTATATGCGGGTTACTACTAATAGGGGGGGCCGTCCGCTGCGCAATCCATGTGCCCCCCCATGCGGCCCATTGTGTCGCCCCATGACACGGCCCAAGGCAATGACCCTACTCGCATTGTGGGTATGTTTTCCCCTGCTACTTGACACAAATGTAAACCTATGCGAGTCTGAATTTGTCGGGGCAGTGATCCTACTACCCGACAGAGTAGGCGAGCTGACCTACTCGCCTGCTCTTTAACAACTAGGTCGCTGGAGATTTTAGCATGACAGCTAAAACTTTTGAAGGCGGTGTTTCGATTGTAAAGAACACCAAGGGTGAGATCGCACTAAAACGCGATGTCGAGGGTAAGTTCAACGCTAGCAACAGCGCTGAGTGCTACCAAACCCTGATGGCTCTGAGCAAAAAACTCAAGTCACCGGTAAACAAATACTCTTTGTTCACTGTGGACGGCGGAACAGAACCCGTTCTTCTTGCGAATCGCTACGGCAACCCCTACATCGCCCTGCTACCCAAGCGCGGCGAGGGTGAAACCAAGCGAGGAACAGTGACCAAGCTAGCGTAAGAGAGCTTTGACCCCGGAGCGTGACAGGCTCCGGGTTCTTTTTTAACCACTGGAGAATGTTATGCAACCCTCTGTTTTTCAAGTTAAGTCCTCTATCCAGAGTTTTGGCGTTTGGTATGCAATCTGGCACTACGGCTGGAAAAACGCATGGACTATCTGGGTCGCCACGCGAATGATCAAGCGTGACGACAAAGCCCAGCGCGAGCACGCGACTTGGCACTACAACAAGTAATCCCTGACCCGCCACCGCAAGGTGAGCGGGTTTTTTTTTGTCTGCTGATCACGTTGCTGCGCTTTTTGTCTACGTAGTAGACAGACTATACGTCGGGGGGTCACGGCTCGCAGTCTACGTACCGCTTTACATCGCGCATTTAAAGCCGAAATGTAAAGTATCATGGCTAACCTGACACAATCTAACTGTACATGCAACAATCTAAAAATAACTATCCACGATTTTCAGGGTTTTACATCCCAAAACCTTACATACTTTAAGCTGTAAAGTTAGCATAAAGTCCAATGAAATCAACGATTTACGCCAATATGACCAAGAAAAGAGCATATATAAATAATCTAGTTGATATAGATAATATAGGTTTTTTTCATATACCCTTTCCTAGAAAATTTCTGCGTTTCATAATGTGAAACGGCGTAGTCTCCAACAATTTAGCGCCACATTACTTCTAAAATCGTAGATTGTTTAGATCGTCCTCCGTAAGTCGTTGATTCATATGGACTTTTACAATCTACAGCCGATCTTACTTGACAGATTTTCTTAGATTATGTACCCTGTAAGCTTAGATTATTTCTTTAAAGACCTTACAACCTGACGCTTTTCCTAGAAAACAGGTCGGCACTTGACAAAATTTTCGGCCGGGGCGAGACTGGTTTTGGCAGCGATGCCGCTTTAATCAACCTTCTAAGGAGCCTGTCATGGCAAAGATTTACCAAGGTAAAGTGAGTGTGTTTAGTAACAGCAACAAGCAACTGGTTGTAAAGCCAGACGCCGATGGCAAGTTTGACAGTAACAATACTGCTGAACTTTACAAGACGCTGTGTGAACTCGGCAAGAAACACAAGATGGAAATCAGAGTGTTCAAGCCAGAGCAAGGTGGTGATACACCAGTCCTTATGGCAGACCGTTGGGGCAAGCCCTACATTGCTCTGTTGCCAGAACGCAAGGCTCCGAGCATTGCCAAGGTGACTGTTACCAAGCTGGCCTAATGATTACGGTTTGCAGTGTGCCGTCTCACACTGCGTTTCTACTGGAGATTGACATGACCCAATCAGTGAAAGTTACAACCTTGCCTTACAAAGCACCCCGCAAACAGCGCAAAGCAGAGACTCTTCGCTTTGTTGTCAAGTGGATTGACGGGGATACGATGTATCTCCAATGGTTCAAGCGGGACGATGCAGCCTGTGCTTTTCAACAGCGGCTTGTTGACGCTGGCTATCAGACCCGTCTGTTGATGCACCCTGCATCGAAGTGACATGACAGCTTGCAGGGCAGTGAGTCACTGCCTTGTGAAGTGCTATGTCGCACTGTACTGGAGCAATTGCTATGAAAGTTTCGATGACAGAACAACGGTTTACTACTTTGGAGGATGCTGGCCTTGAAGAGGACACCTCCGATGAGCCGGTGCATGGGGTGTTCCTCAGCGCCGAGGGCAGCATATACAACTACGTTGAGTGGTTCTACGATGCCGATGAGTCGGCATTCAGCATCGCTTAAAAGGGGGGATGTGATGCCGTATTTCCTGTTTACAGATCATGGTGTATGGCATAGGGAAATCATTGCCGACACATGGCGGTCTGCACTGGCAAAAGCCCGTGACAAGTTCAATATCGGTGGACGACTACGTATCTGCCGTGTCAACGGTGAAGCTAGGGACTATCACCTCGATGGTACCAGCTACACGTTTACCCTACGTAAAGTAGATTGAGAGGAGCAGTATGAACGCTGAAGACAGACGTTACCTGTGTGTACAGTGTTATGGGGGGCATGTGGAATACCGCAGGGTTCAGCTTGGATACCGCACTTGCTTAGCCTGTGGTGAAGCTGCTGCCAAGCAGAAGAAACACACTGTGGCTCCCCTCAACAAGAGCAACTACATGCTGTTTACTGACCCTGAACTGCTCAAGCAACTCAACCCAAAGAGGACGACATGAAGGTTTATCGCATCACTACCAAGCCTCCCTTGTGGAGGGTGCTGCTTCGGTGGTTCTTTACAGCACTGGGTGTGCTGTGCTTTGGATTGCTGCTAGCTGTCCTGCTCATGGAGTGGATGGTTGGCTGTGGGGAGTCCTATGTGGACTCCAAGGGTGTCACTCACCCCAACGAGTGTGTGTTTATCAACCGTGGAGAAAACAAATGAAACCAATCGTTAAATACAAATCGGAAACCGCTACAACAATGTTGCTGATTCGCTGGGACAAGATGGGCAACCCCTTCTGGTGTGGAAGGTTGGATGTAATCGACCACCCAAAACTGGGAACTACGAACCTTCGTACGAGCAAGATTGTTGGCTTTGACCCCGCCAAGGGGATTATTGAGACGGTAAACACTGTCTACGTACCAGAGGAAATCAAATGAAGCGACTGTTTACGTTACGACAGAGTAAGGGAGGGCCACTGGTGCAGCCAGTGGTTTACTTTGACAACAAAATGGCAGCGAAAGCTGCAAGAGTGGGCACTAACGTAGTGTCCCTCGGCCCAGACCATAGACTTTACAAAGGACAGTAATGCGAGCCACACTTCTCAAAGAGACAATCAAGTCTCTGTTCCCCATCCAGCGTACCATCTGTATCGAGGGCAGCCCCGGCGGTGGTAAGACAACCATCGTGCAACAAGCTGCTGAAGAACTTGGTGTTCCCTGCATCGAGAGGCATATGCCCACCATGCTTGTGGAGGACTTCGGTATCCTGTTCCCTGAGACAGGCAGTGACATGCTGCACTACAAGTTACCTGACTGGTTCCCTGTCAAGGGCAAAGCCCCAGAGCGTGGCATCCTGCTGTTCGATGACCGCAACCAAGCTGGCCCTGACCTGCAAAAGGTCTTGGCTAACATCTGCCAAGCCCGCAATCTGCATGGTGTGTCGATGCCCGATGGATGGCAGGTTATCTCCACTGGCAACAGGCAAGCAGACCGAGCAGGTGCTAATCGTGTGCTGTCTCATCTGCGTAACCGAGAGACTGCGTATGAGTTGGAAACTCACCTCGATGACTGGACACAATGGGCTATTGACAATGGTGTCAAGTCAGAGGTTGTGTCCTTCATTCGCTTCCGTCCCAACTTGTTGCATGACTTTGACCCACAGCGTGACCAGAACGCTACACCCCGTGCTTGGGTTGAGGGTGTGTCCGATGTGCTTGGTACTGTCCCTTCGGAGGCAGAGTTCGAGTCGTTCAAGGGTGCTGTTGGTGAGGGCGCTGCTGCTGAGTTTGTAGGGTTTGTGCGTATCTTCCGTAAGCTGCCCAACCCTGACGCTATCTTGCTGAACCCAAGCACCAGTGATGTGCCCAGTGACCCTGCCACTTTGTACGCTCTGTCCGGTGCTCTGGCACAGCGGGCTACTGAGGGTAACTTCGAGAGGGTCTGCGCCTACTCTGAGCGTATGCCTCCCGAGTTCTCTGTGCTGACTGTCAGCTATGCAGCACGGCGCAATCCTGACTTGGCTAACACCCAAGCCTTCACCAAGTGGTCGATCAACCACCAAAACGTATTGTTCTAAGGAGTATCACTATGAATCTGAATGACCGAGCATTGTTGGTGCAACTCAACGTGTCACAGTGGACAGCCCGTAAGTACGACAAGAGTGCATCCAAGGAGGTGACGACAGCGCATGGTGCAAGCCAAGCTGCTGGTCGTTTCAACAAGTCCTTGCTGCCTATGAACGACAAGCTGGACAACATCCACAAGAAGACTACGCTCATCCGTACCAAGTACTACGACAACACGTTGCCGTGGGGTTTGGATGGCACGATGATGCTGCCCACTGCTAACTATCTGCACTTCATGTCTGAGTTCCGTAAGGAAAAGGGAGAGTGGCAGGTGTTGGTGCAGGAGTTCTACGATGACTACGATCAGGACATGCTGGATGCACAGCGCATCCTTGGCTCCCTGTACAACGCCGCAGACTACCCCAGTCAAGCTGACTTGCGTTCCAAGTTCAGCATGGATATGGCTGTGTTCCCTGTGCCAAGCAGTGACTTTCGGGTTGCCATTGGCAGTGAAGAACTGTCCCGTATCCAGCAAGATGTTGAGCGGCGTGTGAAGGACGCAGAGCAGGCTGCACTGAAGGACGTATGGACTCGGCTCTACGACAGGGTAAAGCACATGGCTGAGAAGCTGGCTGATCCCAAGGCGATCTTCCGTGACTCCATGCTGGAGAACACCCGTGAAATCTGTGCCCTGTTGCCAAGGCTGAACTTCAGTGATGATCCTAACCTTGAAGCCATGCGTCAACAAGTTGAGGCGTCATTGATCAAGCACCCCGAGGCACTGCGTAATGATCCCGACCTTCGCCGTGATACAGCGGCTGAAGCCAAAGCAATCATGGACAAGATGTCCGTATTTATGAATGGAGGTATGTAATGACTAGTGTGATGCCCAAAGAGGAGGTGAAACAAATCACCCCGCAAGAAGAAGCCAAGATGAGGATACGGCTTGCCAAAGCCAAGACCGCTCTGATTTTGGAGCATCCGTTCATTGGTACGGTGGCACTCAGTATGCCGTTCCTGCTGAGCCGAGAGATACCCACTGCGGCAACCAACGGCAAGCGGGTGGTGTTCAACCCCGACTTCTGCAACGAGTTGACAGATGAGGAGTTGAAGTTCCTTGTAGCACACGAGTGTTTGCATCCGATGCTTGAGCACAACTACCGTAGACAGGAGAGACAGCACCGCCGTTGGAACAACGCGGCTGACTATGTAATCAACAAGCTGTTGGTAGACGACAGCATTGGTAAAATGCCTAAGCGGGGACTGCATGACCCTAACATCTATGCTGCTGGCGGCGGCACTAGTGAAGGTATCTACAACATCTTGCCGGAGCAGGATGAGGGTAGCGGTGCAGACGACAGGCTTGACAACTGTGAAGATGCTGAAGGTTCACCTGCCGAGCAAGCACAGGAGCAAGCCGAGTGGAAAGTAAAGGTGGCACAAGCGGCACAAGCTGCCAAGATGATGGGCAAGCTGAGCGCAAACATGGAACGCTTGGTTGATGAGGTACTCAGACCCAAGGTTGACTGGCGTGATGTGTTGCAACGCTTTCTTGTCAAGGCCCGCACTGACCAGCGATCATTCTCCCGGTTCAACCGCCGCTTCATTGCACAGGGACTGTACCTGCCCAGTGTCAGCGGTGAGCAGATGGGTGAGATCGTGTTTGCAGTGGACTGCTCAGGCTCTATCGACCAGAACACCATTGCCCAGTTTGCCGCTGAGATAGGCAAAGTCAAGGACGACCTGATGCCAGAGCGTATCCATGTGATGTACTTCGACAGCGAGGTCAGCCATGTGGAATCCTACGAGCAGCATGATGACCTTGACATCAAGCCCCACGGCGGTGGCGGTACGGACTTTGCTCCGGTGTTCGCTGAGATCATCGAGCATGGCCTTACACCCGTAGCCATTGTGTTCCTGACTGACCTGTGTTGCAGCAGCTTCGGCGATCAGCCTGATGCACCAGTGCTGTGGGTATCCACTGACGAGAGCACTGCACCCTTCGGTGAAGTGGTGGTGATGTGATTACCCCCAAAGCACACATAAAACGCGGAGACATCTGCGTAATTCGATTGATAGGAGGAAAGCCTGAGATGTTCAGGCTTGTTGAGCAGTACCACTACAAGCAGTGGGTTGGATGTTTTACATATATAGGAGATTGATATGGCAACAGTACGTTTTAGCACAGAACTTAGCAACGCTATATTGGCAAGTGCTCGCAACAAGATGCAACCTGCTATAGACAGAGCCGAGCAGTCTAAGCCTGACAACGCATGGGGTCAGACTATTTATGACACCCTGTTCAATGAAGTCAAGCCGTACATTGCAAAACTTCCTGCTGGTTGGCTGAGGACAGTTGATAAGATCGAGATAGAAAAAGTAGGCGGCGTTGAATGTAACATGACGTTCACCTTCGCTACCTTCCAGCCTTGGCCCCACACCTTTATTGAGAGCGATTTTGCCAAGAAAAATAGTTCGTCATACAGCGGCGGTCTTATACTCAGAGGACAGTGCTGGGATGCGTTTCAGGCCGAGGTGGTAGCCTTTAATCAGCGCAAGGCTGATGCGCAAAAGCGCCGCGCAGAGTTCGTTGATATGGTTAAGAAAATTATCGAGGCGTACAGCACACTAGGCCCGGCGCTCAAAGCATGGCCTCCACTGTGGGACTTGATTCCTGAGAATGTTAAGAACAAACACAGAGAGATCAAGGAACGTACCAAGAACGAGGTGGTGTTGGACATAGACATCGACAAGCTTACTGCCATGAGCACTGCTGCTAAGTTTGGTGTCTGATATGCCCCGTATCGACGATGACAAACGTCGAGAGTGGCTCCGTGCCTTGCGCCGTTTTAAGTACGGTATCAAGGTACGAGCCAAGCTTGGGGTACTGCAAGCTATCTGCGAACAAGTTGCAGCGCAGCGTAAGGGTAAACAGGTATGGGATGCACCTCAATGGGAGCATGACAGATGGGTTACGCTCTTGTACACTTGTATCAAAAACAACGAGTTCCCTCCGCAATTGCTTGAGGGATTTGTGAAGAGTGCCGAGGTTACGTTTCTCAACTTTCATAGGCAACCAACTGTGCAGCACACAGTAAATGTCGTGAACCAAGTATGCAGGGAGCAGAGTAAAGCACTCCGACAAAAGTTCGGGGTGTTCTTATGAAGTGCCCCCTATGCAAGGCATGGGCGACTGTCAAGGAAACCCGTAGTCGCCCTGCTAATACGGTGTACCGTAGGTATGAGTGCGCCAACGAGCATCGCTTTGTAACTTCAGAGGCAGTGGTGCGTGTTATTAAACCTAAGGAGAAGCCGAATGACTGAAGAAGACGATGACACATGGCGCACGATTGGTAGGCTGATGACCAGCGCTGCACTGACGGTGCTAATGGTGTTGTTTGGACTGGCGTCCCTCACCGGCATTTGGATTTGGAGTTTACTGATATGAAAAAAAGTTACATCACAGGAAAAAACCACGACTTCTACAGCAAGGGCAAGGAGATGTTTGACCGGATAAAGGTTTTGCCTGAGCATCAAGCCATTTCTCAAGAGCATTCCTCAAACCGGCAATGGGTGGGGCTGACAGAGTGGGAGCGCGAGGCTATTGCGGTGGAATGCGGGGCCATGTCTGCTGACTGGCTGGTGTTCATGGAGGCTGTGGAGCGGGCCTTGAAGGAGAAGAATGCATGACTGATGTATTTAAATTGATCGAGGCCAACGGCCTGACGCTGCATGGTGACATTGAACACTTTGCCGCCCTTGTCGCCGCAGCCGAGCGTGAGGCGTGTGCGAAGGGCGAGTGGGTGGGGCTGACGGACGAAGAGTACCAAGAGGTACTGGTTGAGCATGACGGTGGTGGTTTGATCTTGTTCTACCACTTGATTGAAGCTAGGTTACGTGAGAAAAATTCAACTTAAAGGAAAGAGAAAATGAAAAGTAAGTCGCAAAAAGTTCGTGAGTATTTCCGCAAGAACCCGCTTGCCGTACCAAAAGAAGTTGGTGCAAAGTTTAAGGTAGCTATGCCTATGGTCTACAAGATTCGTAAGGAAGAACAAGCTACGCCTGTCCGCGAAGAATCTAAGCCAAGTGAAAAGGTTGACCAACAACAAGTTGGTGGTTCTCATTACAAGGACATGGCCGTGCAACCTTGGGCAGCAATGGAATCATGGATGACACCCGAGCAGTTTGCTGGGTTTCTGCGCGGTAACGCAATCAAATATCTTGCACGTTGTGATGTCAAAGGAGGGTTTGGCGACGTAAAGAAAGCAAAGCACTACATCGACAAACTTATTGAAGCGCGTGGCGAGTGATGGCAATGGACATCGTAACCATAGACTTTGAAACCTACTACGACAAGGACTTTAGTCTGTCGAAGATGACCACCGAGAGTTACATCCGCGACCCAAGGTTTGAAGTTATCGGGGTAGGTGTCAAGGTCAACGACTACCCTAGCGACTGGTACTCAGGCAGTGACCCTGCCAAGTTTCTCAAGTCACTCAACTACAGCAACAAGGCAATCCTCTGTCATCACACTGCGTTTGACGGGGCTATCCTGTCGTGGCACTTTGGTATCAAGCCAAGGCTATGGCTGGACACATTAAGCATGGCACGACCACTGCACAACATCACTGTGGGTGGCAGTCTTACTGCGCTCGCTACGTACTACGGCATTGGTAAGAAAGGTGATGAGGTAGTGGCTGCATTGGGCAAGCGCAAGGCTGACTTCACCGAGGCTGACCTTGCTCAGTATGGCGAGTACTGCAAGAACGATGTGGATATGACGAGGCGATTGTTCGACAAGCTCAAGGTTGGCTTCCCATCGAGCGAGTTGTTGGTGATTGATCAGACCTTGCGCATGTACACCGAGCCAGTGATCGAGTTGGATGTGCCCCTATTAGAGAAGCACCTCGAAGAAGTGCGCGTCCGCAAGCGCGACCTCATATTAGACCTTGGCCTGAGCGGCGTGACCGAGGAGGCGCTCACCAAGATGCTGATGAGCAACGAAATCTTTGCTAAGTATCTTGGCAACCTAGGCATCGACCCTCCCCGTAAGACAAGCCCGACCACTGGCAAGGAAACGTGGGCGTTTGCGAAGACAGACAAGGGCATGACGGACTTGCTAGAACATCCTGACGAGCGTGTGCAGAGCGTAGTCGCGGCCCGACTTGGGGTTAAGTCTACTATTGAGGAGACGCGCACCGAGAACTTGATCGGTGTAGCTAAACGTGGGCGACTACCCATCATGCTGAACTACTACGGCGCACACACTGGGCGCTTTAGCGGCGGCGACAAACTTAACCTACAGAACCTACCCGCACGTGGCAACACGACTATCCGTAGGGCGCTCATGGCACCTGACAAGCAGATGCTTATCTCATGTGACTCATCACAGATCGAGGCACGTACTGTGGCATGGGTGGCAGGGCAGGAGGATTTGCTGGCGTCTTTTCGCGACAAGCGCGATGTGTACTCTGAGTTTGCGTCCGAAGTTTATGGGCGAACTATCACCAAAGCAGACAAGGTGGAGCGGTTCGTTGGCAAGACCTGTGTGCTTGGGCTGGGCTACGGCATGGGCGCTGAGAAGTTCCGGCGCACACTAGAGATCGGGCAAGGCGGCATCAACGTAGTGCTTGACATCAACGAGGCCGAGCGCATTGTCCGACTGTACCGTCAGAAGAACTGGAAGATCGTGCAGTTTTGGCAGAGGTGCGGCAACGCACTGACACAGATAGTCCAAGGCGGCAGCGGTAGTTTGCATGACATGATCTCGTTCGACAGCGCTGGCATCACACTCCCCAACAAGTTGAGGATTCATTACCCTGCCCTACGGCAGGTTGGTAGCGGGTTTGAGTACATCTCTGATGCGCGTTCTTACCGCAAGGCGGTACGTGATCGCGTGGTGACTGGCAGCATGGACGAGGTTAGCTGGACACGTATCTACGGCGGCAAGGTATGCGAGAACCTTGTGCAAGCCCTTGCTGCTATTGTCATTCGTGAGCAGATGGCATCTATCGGGCAGCACTATCACGTGGCTTTCCAAGTCCACGATGAGATCATCATCACTGCAACGACGGCAGACGCAGACGCAGCAGAAGCCAAACTTGTTGCAGTGATGTCAACGCCACCTAAGTGGGCACCTGACTTGCCCGTTGCTTGCGAGTCTGGCAAAGCACACAACTACGGAGATACCTGAAATGAACATCACCCAAATCAACCGCGAACCTCGCAACCATGATGCCCTCCAACTGATGGAGGCAGTGACCAACCAGATCAAGGACAGTCCTGATGCCACTGAAGTTTTTATGCTGGTGAAGATTGGCCCCGACTACCACCGATTCTCCTCTGGGATCACCGACCTGATGCACCTTGTTTCTACGCTGGAGTTGGCAAAATTTGATGCCTTGCAACGCATGTCATCTTGATGTACACTGGGGTTTCCAACGGTTACAACTACCTCGCAGGAAGTCCCTGCGGGGCACACTGCTATGCGCTTGAGCCACTCCTACTCCTCGATCAAGCTGTTCGAGAACTGCCCGTTGCGGTACTACCGTCAACGCATCACCAAAGATGTTGTGGACGAGGGCGGCGAAGCGTCCAAGTACGGGGAACGTATCCATGCGTTCCTTGAAAACCGACTGAAAGGGTCAGGATTGGATGCAGAGATCGCTCAGTACGAACCCCTGTGTCTGTCTGTTGAGAAGCTGGCAAGGCAAGGCGAGTTGTACATCGAAAAGGAGCTAGTCCTAACCGACAATCTTACAGCAACAGGTTGGTGGGATGCTGACGCATGGCTGCGCAGCAAACTTGACGTACTTGTAATCGTGGGTAACGAAGCTGTTGTCATGGATTGGAAGACCGGCAAACGCAATGCTGACCAGTTTCAAATGCAGATGTTTGCGGCGCAGGTGTTTAAGCACTACCCCGACGTGCAGCGGGTCAAGACTTCCCTTGTGTGGCTCAAGACAATGGAGATGGACACCAACACGTATGAGCGTAGCGGCATGAACGCCATCTGGGCAGAAATTATGAAGCGCATTCAGCGTATCCATTCGTCTTTTGAGTATGACAACTGGCCCGCGAAACCTAGCGGGCTGTGCCGTTACTGCCCATGCCGCCACGACTGTGACTATGCTAGGGTTTAACCCTACTTGACATTCGTGTAAAGGAACCTAACATGAGTGCTATGACACCCGAGGGTAAAGTAAAAGCCAAGGTGGTGAAGCTGTTGAAGGCAATGAACGTGTGGTACTTCTTCCCCGCTAACAACGGGTTTGGGAAGTCAGGGATACCGGACATCATCGCCATTGTCAACGGGGAGTTCATCGGTATTGAAGTGAAGTCTGCCAAGGGGAAGCCAACTGAGTTACAGAAAATCTGTGGCGCAGAGATTGAGAAAGCGGGTGGAACTTGGTTGGTAGTGCGGGATGAAATAACAATGATGGCGCTTGAAGCGATCATCGTAAACAGAAGGTGACAACATGCTGGTAGTTGAAAAGGCCAAGGCATTGGCTTTGAAATTGAACAATCCGAACCGGGTACTTGACAGCATCTTTACCGCCAAGATGCTCAACGTGCATGGCATGGACATTGTGATCGCGCCGCACCGCATTGACGAGGTGAAGGTGTTGCGCAACCTTGGCATCAAAGCCCCCAGTCCCATCCTGCATTACTACAACTGGCCCGGGCAGTTCACGCCGTTCGACCACCAGAAAGAAACTGCTGCGTTCCTGACGCTCAATCACAGCGGGCTGGTGCTCAACGAGATCGGCACTGGCAAAACGCAGTCAGCTTTGTGGGCGGCAGACTACCTTATCAAGACCAAGAATGTCAAGAAGGTGCTTATCCTGTCTCCGCTCAGTACGTTGGAGCGCGTGTGGGCTGACGCTATCTTCACCGGCTTTGTGCATCGCAAGTTTGTTGTGCTGCATGGCACGGCAGAGAAACGCCTGAAGCTGCTACGTACCGAGGCTGACTTCTACATCATTAACCATGACGGGTTTGCCATCATCAAGGACAAGTGTCACGGCATGTTTGACTTGGTAATCGTGGACGAGGCGGCTGTGCTGCGCAACCCATCGACACAGCGGTTCAAGATTTTTCGCAAGTGGGCAACCAACAACATTGCAACACGCCTGTGGTTGATGACTGGCACACCGACACCGAACGACCCGACTGATGCGTGGGCACTTGCCAAGCTGGTGGGTTCGCCGTTCTGCACAAAGACATACACGGCTTTCCGCGAACAGGTGATGATGAAGATCGGGCAGTGGAAGTTTGTGCCCCGCCCCGAGTCTGTTGAGATTGTGAAACACATCCTGCAACCTGCTGTGCGTTACACACGGGACGAATGCTTCGACTTGCCCGAGACAATTATCCAGACCCGACAAGTTGACTTGACCGCCGAGCAAAAGAAACATTACACCCAGATGCTAAAGCACTTCGTCACAGAGGCTGCATCTGAGGGAACCATCACGGCAGTCAACGAGGCAGTGAAGATTCAGAAACTTGTGCAGATCGCTTGCGGCGTGGCGTATGGCGATGACGGGCAGAACATCCTGCTTGACTGTTCACCACGTATCAACTTAGTCAAGGAGGTTATTGAAGAAGCTGGCGAGAAGGTGATCCTGTTTGTACCGCTGACAGGGACACTGCACATGTTGGAGAAAGAACTGAGCAAGCACTGGGACGTAGCAGTTGTCAACGGCGAGGTGTCAAGCACTCAACGTAACAAGATATTCCACGACTTTCAACACCAGAAAAGTCCGCATGTTTTGATTGCGCATCCGGGGACTATGGCACATGGACTGACGCTGACTTCAGCTTCAACAATCATCTGGTATGGCCCGATCAACAGCAACGAAACATACGTACAGGCCAACGGCCGCATCGAACGTATCGGCAAGAGGAACGTATCGAACGTCATCCACATCGAGGCGACAGACCTTGAGCACAAGATGTACGAGAGACTTAGGAACAAGCAGAAGCTGCAAGGCTTGCTGCTGGATTTGATTCAACAACAAACACAAAGGTGATGACATGACTGAGGAAGAATTGGTGTCGGACACGCGCCAAAGAATTGGTGTCCCTAATGTAGGTGATGTGATCCGCACCTACATGAAATTACGAGATCAGAAAGCCGCCATCGAGGGCGAGGTCAAGGAACGTATCTCTGGGCTTAAAGCCAAGATGGAAAAGTTGGAAGCATGGATCAAGACACAAGCAGATGCACAGGGCGTGACATCGTTCAAGTCCGAGTTTGGCACTGCGTTCTTGACCACAACCGATTACGCCAACGTGGCTGACTGGGATGCAGTGCTTAACTTCATCCGTGACAACGAGGCATACGACATGCTTGAGAAGCGCGTGAGCAAGATTGCTGTGCGTGGCTACATCGAGTCTACAAAAGCTGTTCCCCCCGGCATCACATATGGCACCAAGCTGGAGGTAAACATTCGCAAACCCGGTGCCAAGGCAGAAGATTAAATTTTAACCCGCTCACTAAAGGAGAATATCTATGAGCAATATCGTCCCCGCTAATATCCAAGTCCCATCCCACCTCGCAAATCGCATAGGTGTTTCATCCGTACTGGGCGCAGCCCTGACTGGCGGCTTGTCATCTGGCAACTCATTCCCCAAGATTTCCATCAAGGGTAGCCGCTTTCGCATTGTCGAGGGCGATACCGAGACTGTGTTGGATTCCACTAACCTCGATGTAGTGATCGTTGGTGCTAACCCTCGCCTGTCCAAAACTTGGTATGCCAAGGCGTGGACAAAAGACGCAGAACCTACAGCACCTGACTGCTACTCGCTGGATGGTATCGGCCCCGATCAAGAATCGACTGACCCACAGAACGATTTGTGTGCGGCTTGCCCACAGAACGCATGGGGTTCCAAGGTGACTGACGCTGGTCAGCAGATCAAAGCCTGTTCGGACAACAAACGTCTGGCTGTTGTCTCCGCTGATGACACAAGCGGCCCAATCTATCTGCTGTTGGTTACACCCGCCGCACTCAAGGGCTTGAACCAGTACCAAAAGGAACTGTCCGTGCGTGGCATCCCCCCCGAGATCGTTAAGACCCGCGTGTCTTTTGACACTGATGCGTCGTTTCCTAAACTGAAGTTCACCTTCGGTGGGTTCCTTGACGCTGACGCACAAGAAGTTGTGGACACTCTGTTCGGCTCTGAACCGGTTAAAGAGATTACAGGGGAAACCCTTAGAACGCCAGTGGCTGTGCCGCGAATCGCCAAAGCGTCAGCCCCTGCACCAGTTGCGCCAAAACCCGCTATCAAAGCAGCACCAGTTGAGGAACCTGCACCCGCCCCTGCACCCGCACAGGCTGCTGCTCCAAAGCGTGGTTTCGGCGCATCCAAAGCCGCTCCGGCGGTCAAAGCGGCCCCGGCAAAAGCCCCAGCCGCAGAAGCTGCAACATCTTTAGCTGACGAGATTGCTGCTCTTGTCGGTGAGGTGGACGCAGATGACGCCTAAACCGCCCCTCGACTTTACTAAAGTTGAGGCGCTTCGTAAGCATATGCTCTTGACAACTACGGACATGTCCGAGTTGCTAGGGGTGTCCCGCATGACTTATTATGGGTGGGTGAAGGGCAAGCCTCTTCGTCCGTCCAACGATGGGAGTGTGCGGGCTATGCTTAAACGCTTGCTGGCGGTGATGACTGAACACGGATGGCCCATGCCTGAAGTGATTGCGTCAGAACCAAAGCAGCGTAAAGAGCGCCTCGTCGAAATTTTGAATTCAAATAGCTAAGGTAACAGGGGGAGTGATCCCCCTGTTCCAGCAGGGGCACAATGGACACGTTGAATTTTCTTCAGCGGGTTCTACCGTCAGCAGGTTTCTATGTCACAACCGTCATCAATCCAGACGGTAGACGCCAAGGATTCTTTGCCACAGTAGACGAACTCGCAAAAGCGGTGGTCAGTTTAGACCAGCGTGGTAACAACACATACTTTGCCATCTCAGCGTTTGCTGAGAAGGGGAGTAGAAAACAAGAGAACGTCCGAGCAACCAAGGTAATCGCTCTGGACGTGGACTGCGGCGCGGACAAGCCCTTCCCTACGTGGAAAGAAGGGCTGGCTGCAACTGGCAAGTTCGTCCAGCAGATGGGCTTACCCAAACCCCTGATCATTCACTCCGGTAATGGTCTGCATGTGTATTGGGTGTTGACTGAAGAACTTGAGTCTGCGCGCTGGAAGCCACTGGCTGAAGCTATGAAGGCGGCGGCTAAAGACAAGGGCTTCGAGATTGACCCGGCTGTACCTGCGGACAGTGCCCGAGTATTGCGCCCCGTGGGCACTACCAACCCCAAGAGCGGCACTAAGGTGCGGATGCTTGTAGACGCGCAACCTGTGGCAGTCGAGCAGATAGCGGCTTGCTTGTCCGCGTACATGGTGGCTCACCCGGTGAGCCTACCACGTTCAACACCTAGCAGCGGGTTGGCGCAATCGTTGCAGGTGCAGCAGGAGTTTCCCCCAGCCAATGCCGCCGTTATCGTAACCAAGTGTCAACAGATTGACTGGGCTGTGAAGAATCAGGGTGACGTTGAGGAACCCTTGTGGTACGCCCTGATAGGTGTGGCTGCACACTGCAATGATCCCGATGCGGTTGCTATTGCGTGGTCAGACCAGCACCCCGAATACAACGCCAACGAAACGCTGCGCAAACTATCACATTGGAAAACGGCAACGACAGGCCCGTCAACATGCAAGAAGTTTGAGGAACTACGCCCCGGTGGGTGCAAGGGCTGCAAGTTCAAAGACAAGGTGGGCACACCAGCCCGACTCGGTATCCAGTACCTTGAGATCGCACCATCCTCCACTGCCCCAAGTTCTGCGGCTACCGACATCCCTGTGCCGCGCCCGTTCAAACGCACCACTGATGGTATCAAGATGACCATCGACGAGACGGACATCGACGTATGCAAGTTCGACATCTATCCTGTGTCGTATGGTAAGGACGAGGGTCTAGGCTACGAGACAGTTCGGTATCACTGGAACCGTCCGCATATCGGGTGGCAAGAACTTGTGATGCGGCAAGCCCATCTTACCGACGGACACCGCGAGTTTCCCACGATTCTGGCAGACCAAGGGATCGTGCTTAATGGCAAACGTCAAACGGAGTATTTCCAACTTATGCTGCGCTCATACATGGACGAGTTGCGGCAGAAACGCGCAATGACAAACCTGTACTCCACGATGGGGTGGAAAGAAAACTACAGTAAGTTTGTTATCGGCGACACAATTCTGCGGCGCAATGCTGATGGTTCCGTCAGCGAGGAATCTATTAGTCTCTCAGCGGGGTCAACCCGATTGGGCCACGAACTATGGGGTACGGCTGGCACTCTCCAAGCATGGGTAGATTTTACCTCGCTGCTCCCCAAAGCTGACTTACGTGCCCACATGTTTGCGCTTGCTGTGGGTTTGTCCGGCCCGCTGTATGCGTTCACTGGCCTCAAGGGTCTGACTATTTCGCTCTACGGCCCAACTGGTGGCGGCAAGTCGCTAGCTCAGCTATGGATTCAATCTATCTACGGCAACCCTGACAAGCTGCACTTTGCCGCCAAGTTCACACAGAACACTTTGTTCGGTCGCATGGGTATGTACGCTCACATGCCGATGACCATTGACGAAGTAACCATGATGGACAACAAAGAGGTGGGTGACTTTGCTTACTGGGTAAGTCAAGGGCGGGACAAAGCGCGGATGAACCGCAACGCCGAAGAGCGGGACTCTAAGATATGGGCAATGCCCGTTGTTGTATCTACCAACAAGTCTATGAATTCTAAGCTGATCGCATCCGGGCTAGACACTGATGCGCAGTTGGCCCGTATCCTCGAAGTCAGTGTGTCATCTAGCAAGTTGTTTACCCGTGACAGTACAGCGGGGCGGAAGGTCTACGAGTTCATTACCGCTAACTACGGCCATGCGGGTCGTGCGTTTATCACAAAGTTATTGGAACTTGGTGAGACAGGTGTACGTGCCGCCATTGCGCAAGCCACTGCGGACTTTCACAAGAAGTACAACGCGCAGTTCTCCGGCGAAGAGCGCTACTGGGAACAAGCCATCATCCTTGCTGATTTGTCCGCACGGTTGGCGCGTGACTGGGGTCTGCTTGCTTTCGACCCTGCCGATGGGATTGAGTGGGTGTTGTCGCAAGTGGGCGCGATACGCCGTGCTGTATCTGAGTTCAAGACTGACTCGTTTGACTTGCTGACCGAATACCTCAACGAGAATTCAGATGCAACGCTGACAGTTACCCAGACGGGAACTAACAAGCCAACGGTGGACTTCAGCCGCATCCCCCGTGGTGAACTGCGGGTACGCTTTGAGATGCACCGCAAAACAAACGGCGATGTACTTTCACATGGTGTTGTGCTGCTGGATCGCACTCACTTCCGGCGCTGGCTGGCGAACCGTGGCGCAGACTACAAGACGTTCATGGCTGAATTACAGGTAGAGAACATAGTCGCCACACCCAAGTCGCAGAAGGCGTATCTGGGCAAGGACTCCCCGATTAAACTGGGCCAGTCTTACGTGATCGGCGTGAACCTTGCACACCCACGGTTGCAGGGCATCTTGAGCGACGCAGACCAAGCCATTGAGGACTTGGCCTACGGTCAACTCAAAGCTGTTTAACGCACCTCGTCTTCAAGTCCATTTAGCCTTAGCAATTCAATCGTCTCGGGACGCATCTGCTTTGGCGCGGACTTGAGATAGCGCATCACTGTTGGGCGTTGTGCTTCTAGGGCAGCACGGTTGGCTGATCGCAGGAACGAAGTGATCTCTAGCCCAGTGCCCTTGGCATCTTCGTTCCACTGTCGCACATCACTTGCAATCCCACTCATGCGTTCCGTATCACCGGCAACCTTGGCTTTTACATACGCAGATACGTACTCAGCCTTGATTGCTTTACTGTATTCGGCGACGTTTTTAGACAGCCGCACGATGTCGTTTTGCTCCGTGGCAATGGCAGGGTAGAACCCAAGCAGCCGCGCAAGGATCACATGAGTAGATGCTTCACGCGCTACAAGTTGCCCCCGTGCGTTGGTAATAGTGCCGCTGTCAAGGTAAGCGTAGCTGTCACCAATTGATCGCAGCGCAGCAAAGGGCGAGTCACGCAAGATGCTGTTAAACGATGTGGTGTCGTCACGCAGCCCGGTTACTTCTGCGCCGTACTTAGTGAGCGAACCAGCCATGCCCACCAGCCCAGAGATACCGCTGAACACAGGGCCAGCAAAGTCGGCGACTTCACGCGCAGGGTCAGCGCCAGCACGGAACGCACCAGTCAGTGGTATCAGGTCGCCCATACCCAAACGGGTAGACATCGTGGCACCAGTCATCCGGTCAAGCACACCCCGCATCACAAACGGCGTTG